GCATCCCCTCTTGAATCCATGCCAAATTCCCTTAGTGCAGAACAAGCTGTGCTTGGTGGCTTAATGCTTGATAACTGCCGCTGGGATGAAGTTGCAGATCGTATAGTTGCTGATGATTTTTATACCAGTGCTCATCGTGAAATTTTCAGTGAGATGGAGAGGTTATTAAGTCATGGCAAACCGATTGATTTGATAACACTTGCTGAAGCACTTGAACAGAACGGTAAATTAGAACGCGCCGGTGGTTTTGCGTACCTTGCGGAGATGTCAAAGAACACGCCCAGCGCGGCAAATATTTGTGCTTATGCGGATATCGTTCGTGAACGCGCGGTTGTTCGTGAAATGATTTCCGTCGCAAATGAAATAGCCGAAGCTGGATATGTGCAGGATGGCAGGGGCAGCAATGAATTGCTGGATATGGCCGAGCGCCGCGTTTTTGAAATAGCTGAAAAACGACAAAAGAGCGGTAGTGGTCCAAAAGATATCGCCAGCATTCTCGATGCAACGGTATCTCGCATAGAAGAGTTGTTTCAGCGACCGCATGATGGTGTAACGGGGCTTGATACCGGATTTACCGATCTCAATAAGAAGACGGCAGGACTTCAGCCGTCCGATCTCATTATTGTCGCCGCCCGCCCATCGATGGGGAAGACCACGTTTGCGATGAATCTCGTCGAAAATGCCGCAGTTCGTAACGATAAGCCCGTATTGGTTTTTAGCCTTGAGATGCCGAGCCACCAGCTGATGATGCGCTCACTGGCTTCTCTTGCACGCGTTGATCAGACTCGTATTAGAACGGGGCAACTTAACGATGATGATTGGGCGCGGGTTTCTGGCGCAATGGGTATTCTGTTGGACAAGCAGAATATTTTTATTGATGACTCAAGCGCCCTGACGCCGACAGAGCTACGTTCCCGCGCTCGTCGTGTTTATAAAGAAAATGGTGGTTTGAGCATGATTATGATCGACTACCTGCAACTTATGCGCGTCCCCGAGCTGCAAGATAACCGAACGCTGGAAATTGCCGAGATTTCTCGCTCACTGAAGGCGTTGGCGAAGGAATTACAAGTACCGGTGGTGGCATTGTCACAACTTAATCGATCGCTTGAACAGCGTGCGGACAAACGACCGGTAAATTCAGATTTACGTGAATCAGGAGCAATTGAGCAGGACGCAGACCTGATTATGTTTCTGTATCGCGACGAAGTTTATCACCCGGATAGCGAAATGAAGGGCATTGCCGAGGTAATTATCGGAAAGCAACGAAATGGCCCAATTGGCACGGTGAGATTGGCTTTTAACGGCCAATACTCACGGTTTGATAACTATGCCGGTGCTGACTGGCAAGAGGATTATTAATGCAATGGAATGAGGAAAAGCCGATGAACATCCTGATCATTGGGCGAAAATTTGCAGCCATCAGTGATGTGAAAACATATACGGAAATGTGGTCTTATAACCTGGCCTGCGCCTTTAGTGAGGCAGGGGTAACATTGCAATACCATCGTCCATATTCCCCTGGCGTCGAAAGCCCCGAGGATTATGTTGAAGCTGTGTTGACTGCTGCGACAGCATGTTCTGCGAAGGCCATTTTGGCACCAGGATTGAGGTATTTTACTACGGTACCCAGGGAAATAGGCATGCAACTGTGTCGCCGATTCTCTGGATGGGTAGCCCAGGTATATGACGGTTCTATGCTGGATTCGGCACCAGTCGATATTACTTTTACTGTCCGCGATGATACCTGGCGGTACCTGGATAATCCCGGTCGGTTAGAACGTCATAATCGCTTTAACAAACATGTTGGATGGGCAGCGAATCAGGAGCTGTTCCATCTGGAAACCAAAACAGACGATGTTCTGCGTATTTTTGTAGACCACGCTGCATTTGATGTTAGTGGTTTTGATCACTCCTTAAGTATCCTTATGAACCTTCAGCGTCTGACCGTTCCGTATGAGGCCAGAACGTTGACTGATGACGGATTGGTTACCATTGATCCGGGGAATATTTCGGTAACTCCATACAGGCGGACGCCGGTGCCAGCAACCGAATTTGCAGCTGAATTGTGTAAGAGTGACGTTTTTATCGTTACGCATCCCGAAAGCCTTGGATTAACTGTTCTTGAGGCGGCAATGTGCGGGGCGTTGGTATTAACGCCTCCCGATTGCCTTCCGCCAGATCGCCTGGCTTTGGTGAACCATATGGTTATCAAGTCGCGGATTGATTGGGATGAGGTTATTGCTCGCGTTGATCGCGTGAAAAATGCTGAAAAGGTCCAGTGTCACACCTGGTCGGCAATTGCGGAAAAGATGCTTGAGACGTTTATCACGCAGAAACCGTCGTGCGGTAACGGATAAAAAATTGAACCCGTCATAACAGAAAAGCCCGAACGCCGGGCTTTTCTTAAGCCTTGTCAACAGAGACTTGAGCGGCTTTTATGGATAGATTCCCGCTGGCCTCTATCGCCATACTTCCCCCCGCCTTCAGGGCGACATCCGCGCCTGACTTTATATCGAGATTTCCTGCGGAAGAGATGAATGCCGGACCTTGAGAAATGGCATATAACTCCCCGGCCTCGTTGAACCCGATTGTTGTTCCACTTTTCAAGTGCGTAACGGCCCAGGCTCCGCCCGCCGTCCGGACCTCCATTAGTCCGTTCCGCGACGAAATAAAGTCTTTTTTGGCGCTGGTTGATGGTTGTGCTGGTGCACCTTCGACTTCAGGCGGTACATAGCCTTCACCTTGTCCTGACGCTTCAGGCGGCACATTGGGAGCGCCACCGGATGCATCCTGTGCATAACCGATTATCAATGGCCATCGAGAATCCCCATTGTAGGGAAATTCTACCCATACTTTATCGCCGGGCAGAAATGGTGAAAACGTGTTTGCATTGGACAATATAGCTTCTGCCCACGGCAATGAGGCATCTGGTAACCCATCCATCATGCCGACAACGCGTATTTGTGTACGCATCAGACCTTTAGGGTCATCGACGCTTACCACTACAGCCCGATACTTCCCTGTCAAACTACCCATTTACCACTCCTAACTGTGCACGGCTGACAAAACGGAAGCGGTCTTCGAAATGAGTCACGGACATCACTATCATTTTGTCAGGGATAGATTCATCGAGTTCTCCGTCACCTGCCGTGTTATGCACGACAATTTTCAGCGTCGTACCCGGAGTTAGCGCGGCATTTCCTTCCACCAGCATATCGAGGCGGGGGAGAATGAATTTGTTGTAGTTCGCCAGCGCGGTAGGATCGGGATTGCTCGTAAATTTAATGGGGTCTTCCTGGTTACCTGAGTAAACCACACCTTTGGTCATGTCATAACTGGCCATTCTGTAATTGTGGCGGCGCTGGTATTCATAATCGGCATTCAGGATGTTGAACTGACTAATTGTAAATCCGAATGTGTTGGGATTGGCGGACTCATAAGTAAGCGATGGAGCGGCGTTTGCCATTTTTTCCATACTTTTAAAATTGATCGTCCCCCTGGATGCCCAGCACATAGAACCGGTATCCCGGGCTATCTCCTGCAATACCTTGGTCGGTTTTTCTCCAACATTTAGGTGGTATGTGGATGTTTTTCTGAATGAGTCAGCATTTACCTTCAGACCAGGGGCAAGAGAGGAAACTACGGCTGATGGGGGCTTATCAACAAAATACTGTGCGCTGGTGGACGGAACTTTTAATAACCGCACCGGGTTACTAAACGCGTAAATCAGTACAGTATCGTCCTTGCGCGGCGCTTTAAGAACAAAGAACTCTTCCGAGAAGAGGATGCCGCCATGACCTTCCGGATCACCAAGTGAAACTGTCAGTATTGTACCAAATTTCACCCCCAGCTTATTGACCACGTAAGCCGTTGAATCCCTGACCATGAGCATAAGCTGGGGACCAGATAGCTCCCCGGGTTCGACATAGGTACATCCTACGATCATTTCGCGAGGGATTTCGTTCTGCCCAATTGAAACAGATTGCAGGAATAGCTGAGTGCGTTTTGAATCAGTTTCTGGGGCTGTGGTGGTCTTTGTGGCCATCTCATTCCTCCAGAATTTTCGCTTTTACCGTTATGGTGCCGGTGGTTTGCTGCATATAAGCCAGGATAGGAAGCTCCGCCACTACTGTGAGGTTCAATCCAACCGCGAACAGCCTGTTATCGGCGGTGCCGGTGGTCAGATCCTGAAATGCGATTGATTTTTGCCCTTCTATGTAACAGGTAACCGGTATCTCATAACCGCCGACATTGGCTCTGTGAGTGAAAGATGCCTGCCCGAGGCTGGCATACATTCGTAGCCAGAATGCTAATGCAGTTGTAACCATCCCAAGAGATTCCTTCTCGTCACTGGCTATCCATAGCGAATATTCCAGTGAGAAAGGGATAGTCGATACCAGGGCTTCAATCTCATCATTTTCATTGGTGACATGCCCTTCATCGTAATTATCCCGGCACAGTTCACCTTCATAAATTGAAAACGCGGGAGAACGAGACAGATTCACAAGCGGCATTGCCAGCTTATTTACCGGGCCAGCAGAGGCTGTATCTTTGCGCCCGGCGCGATCGGCTTCAAATGACGACAACCACTCCTTCACATCACTAAAAGTGCCGAGCGTTATGCGATCTCTTGGTGTGCGTTTCAGGAACTCCCGGAACGACTGGTTAATGCGATCATTAAAGCTGACAACTTGTGAGTCGAACGCTTCGTTTAAAGCCTGTGCGAGCGCCGAATCAATGCCATCAATAGTGGCAAATTCCAGCTTACCGGTTGGAGTAAGACCTTTTTTCTTAAAGATGGCCAGTAGCCATTCCTGATTATTCAGAATCACCGATGAAATTCCCTTCAAAGGCGCGTGAAGGCACGCAATAAAACAAACTGCCTACCCTGGCAGTGCCGTAATTGAATATTTTATGGATGTACCAGAAGCGGCGAATGGTTGTGCCGTCTGACAGCTGTTCCAGCCATTCGAGCATAGAACCCACTGGCACATTGACGGCGGCTAACCGAAGGATTAAAGCACTGTCGCTAATTCCCGTATTATCACTGCCGTCGTATAGCGCGTAGAAGGCGTCCATCTCATCCGGGCAGTCGAGGGCCGTTATCAGTTCTGGATCCTGATAGTCATATATGCGTTGGTTCGGTTCTATTATTTCAGGTACCGTTTCAGGTGCATTTTTGTTTCTGTAAGGTATTGCGCGATACAGAACTGCATCGAATGAGTCAGGGTCTAGCTTGATTGCTTTGAGCCAGTCCATCCGCACAAGGTTATTAAAAACTGCATGACCTTGATAACGGTGGCGCACACCAGAATCACTAAGCAGGCCGTGATCCAGATTGGGAAGGTGATTGTCCTCCACAGGATCAACAATATTACCAACGTTAACACCATCGGTTTCGATTTCAGCATCAATATCTTCCTCTTCAATCAGTTCAGAACCTTCGCCTGGAATATCCGGATCCGATTCGGTGTCCGGGAGGTTATCACCAGTCACTTGTTGTGATGGTTCTGTGTCCTCAAACATGTCATCAAAGAAACCAGCCATCGATTATCCTTTCCGTTTACGGGCTTCATTAATTTGTGTCTCAAGAATGCTTCGCGCCTGCGCGGTGGCAGCGGCCTTGTCCATTCCCTGACTCATGAAAAACTTTATGAGGTTGTTCGCCTGCGTTTGCAGGGCTTTTTTGAGAGCGTCGGCTTCAGCGCGAGCCTGGGCTTCCCTCACCCGCGATGCTTTTAGTTCGGCATTCTTCCTGTTTGCCGTGGTGCGAGCTTTTTTTAACAACCGGCGAACGTTGTCCGTGGCGCTATCTTTGGCGCGTAGTTTTTTGCCTAATGCATCCTGAGATTTCAGATATAACTCATACTCACGCGCCGCTTTAGCCTGATCCGTCGTTGTTGTCCGGTTGCGCGCGAGCGATTTAGCCAGTTCGCCTTTGAAATAGGTTGTTGTCTTCCGCTTGTCATCGCCGAAGGCCACCTGTTCAGCTGCTTTTTCCAGGGCAATAATGATGGCCTTGTGCCATGTGGGAGACTGAAAACGCGTCATAGCGTGCAAAACATGTTTGCAAGCCACACCAGTCAGATCAGGGTTGCGGATTTTGGGGAATGCATACTCTTTTGGCGGTGCGACAGCATAGTTACCAGCCGTGGCCATATAACGGTACCAGTATTGATGGCGTCCACAATCACAGTCGAAAGATACCCGGCCCTTGCAGAGATCGGCAGCGATTCGAGCTTTTTTCGCACCGTCTTCAGCAATATCCTCAACGGCTTTATCCCATTCCTCAAATCGAATTCTGACACGGTGATGCTGGTGGACAGACTCATCCGAGGCATTAACAGATATCAATGCAAGGTTGTGTTTTAGCCCGAGAAATGTCGCGGCTTTGATCCCTGTGCCATCAGAAACTTTGTTGTTAGCGCGTTTTATATCAATGCTGGTGGACTGCGCCACCAGCTGAGCATAGGTAATGCCGGGTACAGTGCTCTTGAATTTTGTTTTATGAGCCTGCCTTGAGGTGTTGAAGCTGCGTATATCTTCGGGCGTAAAGTAGGTGCCATCTTTCTTTTTCCCAAGGCTGAGGAATGCCTCAAGTTCGCGGTTACGCATCCCCATAATCCTTGGGGTGAGTGTACGTCGCGCGTTTCGCCGATTCTGACGCTGCTGTTTACGGATAAGATCGAAGACCTTGTTAAAGTCTTTTGCACTTAATCCATCAGTCTGATAGCGACCAAGGTTGTCGCGAGCATATTCAGTTGGCATTCATTTCCCTTACGCAATGGATAATGTCCCTATCACCTGGCCGTCATATTGGAAATGGCGAATCATTTCGCGGATCCATGTGGCAGGTGGGAGTTTTAATTTTTTGCCAACAGTCATACCCTGAGACTCATCCTCAAGCCCGGCGGCGAGCGTCACAACCCAGCGTAGCTCTGCTATGCCCCACATACGGTAAGCCAGCAAATCCGGGCGATATTGCTCATCGGGAAGAACGTAATAAATCGTCAGATTCTTGTCGTTCGATTCACACATAAGCATCACCTCTTTGCGTAGCTCTGCCCTGAGTATTGGATCGGCTATGTTGCGGTCGTCATACCGCGACAGAGGATATTGCCGGGTGCTTTGGGTTGTAGTGATTGATGTAGCCATAGTCAGCCTGCCAGAAATAGATGATGGTGATTCTACCGCTAGTCATTTGTTGATCATTTAACTCAATAAAAGAAAAAACATTAGTGCAATTTTGGTTGTGAAATGTATCATTCTGCCTTTAAGTAGGTTCTTCATGAGGAAACAAAATTGGCAGAACGTGTTGATGATGCAGAGCTGAGCATGAATCAGTTAGAAGCTCTCAAAGACATGGCCATCGATAACATCAGAAAGCAGGCACAGGTCGTGAGTCAGGTATTTACAGGGAAGTGTCGTTACTGCAATGAACCGATTGAATCAGGCATCTATTGTGACGCTGAGTGTGCGCAATGGCACAGGGAAGAGCAGGCCGCAAAACAGCGTAAATATGGCATGCGACCGGCAGGATTTGACTGATTGTGTTGCGCTTTACTGAGCAAGAGTATCTGGCTTTCAGTAAGCGCAGACAGAAAGGATGGGTTAAGCCAAAGCCCAAAAAGGATCCGTTCTTATCACTTGCCCCGGTAAAAGAAGTTTCGCCACATGCGAAGGCGCTTGCAGCACTGGCAAAAAATCCTGATCTGCGAGTAGGAAATTGCGAGCACTACGAACAGGTTTTCATTTTTGATTACTTCGAGCGCAATTACCCTGAAATTTATGAGCTGTTGCATGCAACGCCTAACGGAGGGAAGCGTTCAAAAGCAACCGCCGGGAAAATGAAGGCTGAAGGGCAGAAAAAAGGTTATCCGGACATGAGTCTCGATAAAGCATGCGGTATTTATCACGGCATGCGAATTGAGCTTAAAGAACCAAATGGTAAAGCCCCGACGAAAGAGCAGATCGCCTGGATGCGCAGGCTTAGAGAGGAAGGCTACTACGTTGTTCTTGCGTATGGTGCAGAACAAGCGATTACCGCCATCCTGGAATACATAAGCCTTAAAAAGGGTGAGGCTATTGAGCATGTATTGAACGGCGATAAGTGGTTGCATGCTGCTTAAAATAATAAATTAATTAGTGCATATACGCTCTTTGTGGTAGTGCACTTTAACATCGGGAGAATAATCGTGTCATCCAAGGTTAATTATGAGTCGCTGGCATCGGTCATGCCGCGTAATAAACAGGAAACAGATGCTGTAGTGGACCCTGTAATCGCTGAAATGAATGCTCGCCTGGAGGCTGAATTTGCAGCTGAGAATGAACATACCACCCAGGGCGACTAGGACTGTTTTTTGTGTCGGTAGCGGTCCGTCACTCACTCGTGAGGACTGTGCTGCTATAGAAAAAACTGGCTGTTCAATCATCGCGGTTAACAATTCCTGGCAGATGTTCGATGACATTTATGCCTTATACGCCGGTGATTTGTCATGGTGGAAGCAATACGGTTCCACCATACCGGGAGGGAGGTTCCGCAAAGTGACAGCCAACCTGGCGGCGGCGAAATCATTTTCGTTGGAGTACAGGCGATATTGTGGACCGGCGGAAGGGGTAAATAGCGGCGCGCAGGCTATCAGTCTGGCGGCTGAATCAGGGGCTGAAGTAGTGGTATTAGTCGGCTATGACTGTTCTCTGCAAAACGGCCTTCATTGGCATGGTGCGCACCCTCAAGCTCTACGGAATCCAACGCAGGTGTCTATTTCAAAATGGCAACAGCAGTTCCTGGATACCCGCAAAAAACACGCAGATTTACATATTTTGAATGCAAGTAGGAGCAGTGCAATTCAATGTTTCCCAAGAATAAATTTAGAGGCAGTGATCGCGTTATTATCGTCGGCAGTGGCCCAAGCGCCGCAAACTTTGTTGCGCCGCGCGGAGTGCCGATTATAGCGGTCAATGGGGCCATCGACTGGCTTAACCGCGCTTCTTATTTTTTCACCCTTGATCCATCGCCAGACAATATGCGGCGCGTTGGTCGTGGCCGCCGTCGCCGTGGTGTTTGTTATTGCATGGCGCTACCCGATGTTAAAGAACGTGAGGTCAGAGACGGCGTTTTGTGCTTCCGTCGTGTGGCTGAGCGCGGCACGGAGCCAAAAAATACGAATTCTCCCGAGTGGTGGGCGTGGCGCTGGTCCGCACATTTCGGCCTTTGCGAAGATGAGAATGAAATTGCCAGCGGCAATAGTGCATATGGTGCTCTGAACCTGGCTTTCCATATCGGATTCAAACATGTAGCCCTGGTGGGCGTTGACGCTACGCAAGAACCACGCGTTCATTCCGGCGGCACGCCAAAAAATCTAAGTCACCTGCCTTTGTTATTCCAGTCTGCGCGTGAACAGATTGACGTTGTTTCATGCGGGAAAATGGGAGGTATTCCGCAGATGACTCTTAAAGAATGGCTGAAGAATACATGATGGCACCAACAATTTATCACCGTATCGACGGTACCAAATACAGGAATGTCTGGGTTGTTGGTGATCTGCATGGTTGCTACACCAGACTGATGTCCGAACTCCATCGTGTGGATTTTGACCCGGCGCAGGATTTACTGATATCGGTCGGCGACCTTATCGATCGCGGTACTGAAAATGTCGAATGTCTGGAACTATTGCAGATGCCCTGGTTCAGGGCAGTGATGGGGAACCATGAGCGGCTGATGATTGATGCGTTAAGTCCTGATGGCAACGTGAATAACTGGCTAATGAATGGCGGACAATGGTTCTTCATGCTGGACACTGATCAGGAAATATTAGCCAGGGCGCTGGTGGAGCTGGTAAAGCGTCTGCCCTATATCATTGAGTTGAACACCGGGCAAGAAACTATCGTTATAGCCCATGCCGACTATCCGGATAATGAATATCAATTCGGTAAGGAGGTGCCGCTTTTCAACGTTGTCTGGGCGCGAGAGCGTATCAGTGATTCGATGGATGATATTGGTGGCGAAATTTCGGGCGCAGATCGTTTTATCTTTGGTCACACTCCGGTGAAAAGCCCGAAGACATTCTGGAATCAGCATTATATCGACACTGGTGCCGTATTTTGCGGAAACCTGACATTGATGAAAGTGAAAGGTGATGGTGCAGCATGAAGATTGCTTTAGTTCTTCGCTCTGGTGGTGACTATTACGCTTCCGATGTGCAGTGGCTGGTTAATCAACTGCCAAAAGGCTATGAAATTATTTGCCTGACAGACCTGAAGCGTTTACATGTACCTGGCGTCAAAGTTGTCCCATTGATCAACCAGTGGCAAAAGTGCCGTGGCTGGTGGGCGAAAATCGAGTTGTTCCGACCGGATATAACCGATGATCTGTTCTATCTGGATTTGGACACGGTTATTGCCGGTGATATACGCCCAATCCTTGAGGATCCACCAACCAGCTTCACCATGCTTAGGGATTTTTACCATCCACAATATCGTGGCAGCGGTGCCCTGTGGATACCAAATAGTGTAAAAGCGCATATCTGGAGTTCATTCTGGCAAGATCCGGAAGGTTGGATTTCTCGTTGTGTCACTACTGAGTGCTGGGGTGATCAGGGGTTCTTACGGAAGGTTATGGGCGATGATACACCAGCATTTCAGGATCTGTATCCAGGATGGTTTGTAAGTTACAAGGCCGATGTTGTGGAACCAGGTTCAAAATATGCGAGCGCGCGTTACTCCAGGGGGAATGGGGCATTACCAAAGGACTGCCGAATAATTTTTTTCCACGGCAAACCGCGACCTCGCGAAGTGTCAGAGGATTGGCTTCCCCTCATTAGCTCGTTTTTTGAGCAGGAATCAGAATAATATTGCTCTAATAATTCCATATTTTTAAAACGTGATGTACACTCATCACGTTTTTTATTAGAGCAATCTATAAGGTGCACTATGTGGCCATTCCGACGGAAATATCACTACTGGCTGATCGCCTTTGTTACGCCGACCGGCGGTATCAGGCATGTCATCACCAGGTATCGCAACAAGAGACTCACCTTAGCCAGAATTTTACAGGCTGCCATAGGTGAGGGACTGGATACAAATTGCGTAGTCCTTCCTCCTTCATACTTAGGAAAAATGACCGAAGCACAAGCTAATACGGAACTTTGAAATGAGCACTTCAGCACAAAACCAATCAATCGAAAATGTATCTATCCCTGATGTCCTGAATGCCGGTATCCCGGCCATTATCCAGAACATCCGGGCCGCGCAACGCCGCGTTAGTTGTGATGACCTCACAGCACGTTTTTTTGATAATGCGGTTCAGTCAGCGGAGATGCTTCACGCACAGCTTATTGATGTTTATAACGCAGAAGCTGATAGCCATAACTCCCTGGTAGATGCAGCTGAAAATATGCAGTTGGATCTCGGTCTGAAGGGTAAAGAAATTGAAGAGCTTCAGCTGGAAATTGAACATTTGAAACGCCAGCAACAGGACGCGATCGAAGATGCGACGCATGACGCCAACCAGCGTGCTGATAATGCCGAACGTATAAGCATTGAGCTGGAAACAAAACTCAATGAAATGACCGCGATGGTTGAACTGCGGAACTCACAGATTTCAACGCTAAAATCTCAATATAAAGAGATCATGAAACTTGATCCTTTTAACCTTGAGAAACGCTATAACAAAGCTAAAAGCGAGCGACAGGAACTGCGTAAGCAGGTCGCCGACCTTAACCAACAGCTCAAAAAAACTATTAAAGATGCAAGCGAAGCGCGCGTGGCATTTGCTAATAAAAAAGCAGAGGTTACCGCGCTGGTTAATGAGAATGCCAAATTTGCGACGCTCAAGAAGGAAATGTATGGCATTACTGAGCGCCGTTTCCCTGCAAGCAAACTTCATCCGACGTTAGGGCAAATCTCCTTCTTCCCGCGCCTCCTGGCTTATGGGATCTCATCGCCTAAAGAGTTCAATAACGAGCGTCCTTATATCGTTTCTAAGCTGGACTTTGCTTATCAGTTCTGCTGCGACATGGGCTATGCCATTGATATCCGGATCAACGAATGGTTGATGCCAAACTTCCAGCCGTTGGCCATTTTCCGCGAGTTCCAGCCGGAAGGTTGGGTAGAGTTCTTCCATGAATTGATCTGTAAAGAGATGGAAAGCCGCCGCCCGGAACTGGTCCGTCGAGTTGAGTGGGCGCAAGAGGTTATGTTGGCAGAGGCAGAGCTGCCGTTCGAACCGGAATTTATTGATGATCTGGCAGCTAAAGGGCTGCATACCCTGTTTGATGTGGTTACCCGCCGTCATGAGCAGTTGGTTGTCGAATTGGGTTTAGAGGAAACAGCGGCAAGAAGACTTCTCGATGTTTGCTATGCACGTAGCGATGCATGGGAAAAAGAGAACGGCGGCACTATTTACGTTCGCTGATAGTTACAGTGTCACTTTTAATGCTGGTGGAGTGCGTCCCACCAGCATTTTTTTCGTCCAATGAGGAGGGCATTTGAGTATTTTCAATAAACACGCACACCAGGAACGTCCGTATATCGTCATAGTAGATATTGATGGGACGATATCGGAGGCAACGGAAGACAGACTGCATTTGCTTCCGCCACCAGGTAAAGGTGCATTAACAAAGGACTGGAACGAGTTTAATCTCGCCTGTGACACCGATACTCCCATCACTCCAGTTATTGATATGGTGCGCCAGTTATTTAACGTTTACACGGTCTGGTTTGTAACCGGGCGCTGTGAGATCGCAAGGGATAAAACACGAGCTTGGCTGCGGAAGTACGTAACAAACGGGGCTGAGCCTTTGCTATCTATGCGTCCTGCCACCGATGACAGAAATGACGGCCCAGCAAAGATTGATCTCCTTAAGAAAATTGGTCTGAGTAAAATTGCGTTCGCGCTGGAAGATAAGATTGAAGTGGCGCGTGTTTTCAGGAGACACGGCGTACTTACGTTAATGGTCAGGGAGTATGAAAACGCGCTTCTCCATCAGCAATAATTGCTCTAATATATCTTGATTTTTAAAACAGAGAAAGTGAAAATAAAAACATGCCGCAAGACGCGGCATGTATCCAATCAATCACAGGAGCTGAAAATATGAACACGGCATTCAAAATCATTATGGCCGCGATCTATTTCTGGCTGTTCTCTATCACTTTTGGCGGCATCGTCGCACATGGGTAAGGGGGATGCATGAAAGGCGAAGTGAAAGAGCGCGGCACGATTTTCAACGATGAGATGGTCCGGGCCATCCTCGAAGGAAGGAAAACGCAGACGCGGCGGATAATGAAAAATCAGCCTGCGGAAGTTGGTCCAGAAGCACCAGTGATGGTTAGAAAAATTGGTGCAGGTTTTCAGTGGTACGGGGCTGATGGTGTAAGCAGTGTTTTCAATTGCCCCTTTGGTATCGTCGGCGATCGAATTTGGGTTCGTGAAACATGGGCGATATTAGGCAATGAGGATGGTTGCAGTGTGGACTGGAACGACAACCTTTGTCGTGGCGATGAGAAGAACGCAGCAAGGATTTATCGGGCCAGTTGCGAGCAAAAACCTGGTGATTACGGCTTATGGTCGATACCCGATGATGCCGACTGGAAACCTCACACTGTGAATGAAAAGTTTGATGGTGGGTGGCGTCCATCAATTCACATGCCGCGATGGGCATCACGCATTCTGTTGGAAATTACCAACGTGCGCGTTGAGCGGTTGAACGATATCAGCGAATGCGATGCAAGGGATGAGGGCGTTCAGCCTGCTGGAAGTTTGCTTCCTGATCACCCGGGAACATTCCTAACTCCCAAGGGAGATTTCGCAATGGCCAAGGTTGCGTTCCAGCGCCTGTGGGAATCCATCTATGGTGAAGAAAGCTGGAACGCTAATCCCTGGGTGTGGGTAATCGAGTTTGAGCGTATTCAGGGGGCAACCAGTGAGTGAGTCAAAATGCCAAATTAATGGCAACAAGATAGAACCGTGCGCGGCGTTGGCACAATCCCTGGAGCATGACGCTGAATACACGACGCGAAAAGGTCTGCTGAAATACAAAATCTATAACCATGAATTAATTCATTCAAAAGACCTGAT